ACGCTTAACTCGTCCTGCTGCTGAACCTGGCGCTGAAGCTGGAGCTGAAGATACAGGAATCGAAGGTGGTATTGATAGAGATTTAAGTGATGAAGAAGTAGATGCTATGTTTGCTAAAGTAATGAGAAGTGATGAAGAAGAACCAGAAATGGGTGATGTTGAAAAAGCAGATGTAAGTGGTGCTTCAATGTCAGATGAAGAATATGAAGCATTTATGCAATATACTGATCTTGAAAATCGTTTAGCTAAAATTAAAAGCGATATTTTAAAAACAAAACGCTCTAAAGGTGTAGCAGGTGATATTTCAGATAGACCATCTGATGAATTACAACGTTTACGTGATTTAAAAGATAGAGTACAAAGCAAAATGGATAGCTTGTTAGCTAGCTCTAATTACTTACAAAAACGTCAAGAAAAAGCTACAGGTAAAAAATACGAACCTATTGAACCTGAAGAAACAGAAGAAGAACCATTAGATGAATGGGCAATTAGTAGAGCACAATATTACGCAGGTATCAAAAAATAAAATATGAAAAAATATATATTACCAATTATTTTAGTTTTAATTTTGTTATGGTTAGCATTTGATAAAGTATCAAATGTAGGCTTAACAGAAGAATTTAAAACAAAACAAGATAGTTTAGTACATGCTGTTGACAGTATGAAACTAGAAATAGCAAAAGATGATGCTGCTATTGATTCATTAAATCAAGTAGAAGATGAATTAAAAGATAAATTAGCACATCAAAAAACAAAAGTAATTAAAATTGTTGAAACAATTGAAATTGAAAAGAACAATGTTGATTCATACACAGAACAAGAATTAATCAGTTCACTCAATAGACGTTATCCTAAAGATACAGTAACAAATCCATTACCAGTAGCACAACCAGTATTAGTTAGTGCTGCTAAGGATTTAGTAGAATTGGATGGTGCTAAACAAATTATTATAGTAAAAGATTCAGCTATCAACACATTAGAATCTCAAGTATCATTAAAAGATACAGTAATATCTAAGTATGTTTCTAAAGAAAAATCATTTAAAAATATAATGATGAATCAAGAAACACAAATTAAAGACTGGAAATTCCAGTATAATGCTTTACAATTAGAAAATACAAAATTAAAAGCAAAAAATAAATTTACTAAAATAGGTGCTGGTTTAATCGCTGGTGGATTAGTATATTTAATGTTAGCAAAATAATTCCTCTTGCATACCCATGACTAGCCTGTTCGCAAGAACAGGCTTTTTTTGTATATTTATATATATGAGTCAACAAGCCAACATTAAAGAAATAATTAAGGCTGAGTATATCAAATGTGCTACAGATCCAATCCATTTCTTTAGAAAATATTGTTATATTACACACCCACTAAAAGGAAGAATATTATTTCATTTATATCCGTTCCAAGAAGATGTGTTAAGTGATTTTAGAAGTAACCGTTTTTGTATTATTAATAAATCACGTCAGTTAGGTATATCTACGTTAGTTGCTGGTTTTTCTTTATGGACAATGTTGTTTCAAAAAGATAAAACAGTATTATGTATAGCAACTAAACAAGAAACAGCTAGAGGTATGGTTGAAAAAGTACAGTTTATGTATGAAAATCTACCTTCATGGCTTAAAGGTAACCAAAAACCAATATCAAATAACAAACTATCATTTAAATTAGCTAATAACTCTCAAATAGTAGCTACATCAGCAGCATCAGATGCAGGTCGATCTTACGCCGTATCCTTGTTGTTAGTAGATGAGGCTGCGTTTATTGAGGGTATTGATAGAATTTATACGAGTATTAAACCTACAATTGCAACGGGTGGAGGTATCATTGCATTATCTTCTCCAAATGGTGTGGGTAACTGGTTTCATAAAACATATTCTGATGCTGAAATTAATAAAAATGATTTCAAAGCAATTAAATTAAAATGGAATTTACACCCAGATAGAGATGAGCATTGGGAATCTACAGAGCGTGCTAATATGTCACCTCGTGAATTTGCTCAAGAATATGACTGTGACTTCCTAGGTTCTGGTAATTCAGTAGTTGAACCCGATTTATTATCTTTTTATGAAGAAACTTATATACAAGAGCCTGTTGAACGTCGCTTTATGGGTGGCGATTTTTGGGTTTGGCAGTATCCTGATTATACTAAGCAGTATTTGGTTTGCGCTGACGTTGCTCGCGGAGACGGCTCGGATTATTCAGCGTTTCACATCATTGACGCTACGACATGTGAACAAGTGGCTGAATATAAATCCCAAATTGACACTCGTTCTTTTGGTAATATGCTTGTGTCTGTTGCTACTGAGTATAATAATGCTTTACTTGTGGTTGAAAATGCTAATGTCGGTTGGGATGTCGTTAATACAATTATAGAAAAAGGATATCCTAAACTATATTATTCACCTCGTGCTTATGGTGAAATGCAGATGGATAAATGGCTAAGTAAGATGGAATCTGAACAAACAGTTCCTGGATTTACTACATCAGCAAAGACAAGACCACTTGTTATCTCAAAAATGGAGTCGTATATTCGAGAAAAGGCATTTATATTCCGTTCTAAGCGTTTATTAGAAGAATTACGTGTGTTTATCTGGCAAAATGGTAAAGCACAAGCTCAAAACGGTTATAATGACGACTTAGTAATGTCTTTAAGTATAGGTTTGTTTACTAGAGATACAGCAATGCGTTTCTATGAACAAGGAATGGACTTAAACAGAGCTATGATATCTAATATCACCAAAACAGGACATACTAATGCTCCAATGTTGCCTGGTGGTACTCAGAACCCATACATGATTAATGACGGTCGTGGGGGATTCGAAGATATAACATGGATACTAGGTTAATAAATATTTATTGGTATAATTAAAACAAAATAATGGCAGATCAACAACCAGGTTTGTTTACTAGGCTAACACGTCTATTTTCAACCGATGTCATCATCAGAAATGTTGGTGGTAATCAATTGAAGGTAGTAGACGTAGATCACATGCAGGCCTACGGTAACGTAAAAACAAACGCTCTTATAGATAGATTCACAAAGTTACATCGTTATGGTGCAAATATGCCATATAACCCAACGATGAATTACCAAACACTTCGCATTCAGTTATATACTGACTATGAAGCAATGGATACAGAATCTATTATCTCTTCAGCATTAGACATCATCGCTGATGAATCTACTTTAAAGAATGAAGCTGGAGAAGTATTACAGATTAGAAGTGCTGACGAAAATATTCAACGTATTTTATATAACTTATTCTACGATATTTTAAACATTGAGTTTAACTTATGGATGTGGATTAGAAATATGTGTAAATATGGTGACTGGTACTTACATATGGAAATTGCTGAAAAATTTGGTGTATATAATATAACACCATTATCAGTATATGACATGGTTCGTGAAGAAGGTATGGATCCTGAAAATCCATCTTATGTATGTTTCCGTATTGATCCAATGGTAATCGCTGCTGGCGGTATTGTATCACGCGTGAAAGATAGAGATGGTAAAATTAAATTTGAAAACTACGAAGTAGCTCATTTTAGACTATTAACTGATGCTAACTATTTACCTTATGGTAGATCGTATATTGAGCCTGCTCGTAAAACTTATAAACAGTATGTGTTGATGAAAGATGCAATGTTGTTGCATCGTATCACACGTGCCCCAGAAAAACGTGTTTTCACTGTCAATGTAGGTAATATTCCTCCAAACGAGGTAGATGGTTACATGCAGAAGATAATGCAGAAAATGAAGAAAACACCTTATATTGATCAGCAAACTGGTGAATATAATTTACGTTACAACATGATGAATATGTTGGAAGATTATTATCTACCAACTCGTGGTAATGATACTGCAACTAAGATTGATACTATTAAAGGTCTTGAGTATAATGCTATTGAAGACGTTGTGTTCCTACGTGATGAAATGTTAGCTGCCCTTAAGGTACCTAAAGCATTCTTCGGATTTGAAAAAGATTTACAAGGTAAAGCTACATTAGCTGCTGAAGATATTCGCTTCGCTCGCACAGTTGAACGTATTCAACGTATTGCTTTATCAGAATTATACAAAATTGCCTTAGTACACTTATATACTCAAGGATATGATGGTGAAGCATTAACCAATTTTGAACTTTCATTAACTACTCCATCTGTTATTTACGAACAAGAAAAAGTAGCATTATGGAAGGAAAAAATTGATCTAGCTAAATCAGTACAAGACACAAACTTATTACCTTCAGATTGGATTTATCATCAAACATTCCAATTTAGTGAAGATCAATTTGATGAGTTTCGTGATCTAGTGATTGAAGATAAAAAACGTGTATTCCGTCT